ACCGCTCCTCTGCTGAACAATGCAATCTTTATGTCACAGGAGTTAGATAAGTTAATGAATACGATTCGCAATGGCGGTGAATGGGTTTCCACTTATCGTAACGGAGCGAATCAAGTCGGCAGAACAGTGAGTGCCGAGGGCAAGGCTTACAACGCATTGCTGAAGAGTTTCAACACAACGATTAAAAACCTTTATTCAATTCTTAATGACAAGATGCCCGAACCCGAAGATGAGTTAGCGAAATTCCTCAAGAAGAAAGAAACAAGATGATTGAGGAATACTACGGCGGAATAGTTGACGGGAAGATAGTTGCTTGTGAAAAACTGAAAAGGCAAGCAGACAGAATTCTTGAGGCTTATGCGAATCCCGATGAGTTTCACTTTGACAAGGACATAGCAAACGACCATATAGAATTCATTGAGACATTCTGCAAGATTCCGTCCGGGGCTTTAGGAGCTCCGTTCATTTTAGAACCCTTCCAAAAGGCAATGCTTGAAGTAATCTTCGGCTTTGTTGATGACAACAACCTTCGGCAATATAACGAAGTATTTGAGATGATAAGCAGAAAGAACGGCAAGACTTCGCTCTGCTCTGCTATTGAGTTGGATATGCTTATCAATGACGGAGAAGGAGCTCCTCAAGTATACAACATCGCAACGATGCTTGACCAAGCAAAACTCGGCTTCAATGCCTGCGACAAGATGAGGCAGATGTCACCCTTATTGAACAAACACTTGAGGAAGAGGGCAGCAGACATTTACTTTCCGCAGAATATGGGTTTCATTAAGGCTTTGGCGAGTAACACATCAAGCCTTGACGGATTGGATGTACATTGCGGAATCATTGACGAGTTATCAGCGATAAAGAACAGAGATATATATGACTTAATCAAACAGGCAATGAGTGCGAGGATGCAACCATTGCTTTTTTGTATAACAACGAACGGCTTCCTGCGGAACGGGATATTTGATTCACAGTACGAATACGCAAAACGGATAATTGACGGAGACATTCAAAACAAGAGATTTCTGCCGATTATTTACGAACTTGATTCCGTTGAGGAGTGGACAGACCCGAAGGCTTGGGTTAAGGCGAATCCTGCTTTGGGTACAGTTAAGTCCTTTGACAAGCTGAAGGAAAATGTTGAGAAGGCAAAGGATGACGCTTCCTTCCTTCCGACCGTCCTCGTTAAGGACTTCAATATGAAGCAAACGAACGAGGCCGCTTGGCTGAAGTTTGAAGAACTTGACAACGAAGCGACTTGGAACTTATCCGAGTTTAAATATTGCATTGGCGGTTTTGACGCTGCCGACTCCGTTGACCTTAATGCGGCGAAGGCGGTATGTATGCGACCGAACGATGACAGAATTTATGTCAAGTCAATGTATTGGATTCCGCAGGATATTATAGACCAAGTGAGAGCGACCCGAAGGGAACGAGATAACGCTCCTTATGAGTTATGGGTTAATCAGGGTTGGCTACGGACTTGCGAAGGGAATAAATGCGACAAGCGAATATTCCTTGAATGGTATAAGGAACTCCGGGAAGAAGGACTTTACACTTTGTACATAGGTTATGACCCTTGGCATATAAGTGACGAGCTCCTTCGGGAGTTTCGGGCAGAGTTTGGAAAGAACTCAATGATTCCTGTTCGGCAAGGTTTCAAAACCGAGAGCGAACCGCTAAAAGAAATCAAGGCAGACTTTCAGCAGAAGCGGATTGTCTATGATAACAACCCAATTGACAAATGGTGCTTGGTTAATTCCTGTATCAAGACAGACCCGAACGGAAACCAAATGCTTGTTAAAAACGCAGACCGAAGAAACCGCAATGACGGAACTTCGGCTCTGCTTGACGCATATGTTGTTCTTATGAACAACAAAGACAAATATATTAACCTTAATGACGAGGTGACTCAATGAGTTGGATTGATGTAATTAAAGAAAACCGAAAAAAGAGCGAAGTGCAGAAGCAAGTCGATTATTATTTCAAGATGATGAACGGCTATTCTCCTGTGTTTACATCTTTTGAGGGCGGAGTTTATGAAATGGCTTTGACGAGGGCAGCGATTCACACCTTCGCAACCCATTGTTCAAAACTTCTTCCCGAGGTAGAAGGTACAGGGAACGATAAGTTTGAACGGATGCTCCAAAACAGACCGAACCCTAATATGAATACTTCGCAATATCTTTATAAGCTTGCGACCTTATACGAAACGGATAACACGGCTTTCATCTTTCCTCTGTATGAGGTAGAACCGAGACCCGTTGGCTTTTATCCTGTTAAGGCTCAATCTGTTCAGCATTTGATTTATCAGAATCAAGACTATTTCAAATTTATGTTTTCGGGCGGAGCGGTTACGCTTCCGAAGGACGAAGTAGGAATACTGAATAAATTCAATTACAAGTCGGACTTTTACGGAGCATCTAATGCGGCGATTAACCCGACTCTTGACCTTATCAATGCAAACAATCAGGGAATCATTGAAGGGGTTAAGAACTCGGCTTCCCTTCGTTTCATTGCTAAACTTGCGACAGTATTGCAACCAAAGGACTTATCTGCCGAGAGAAAGAGGCTTGTTGAGGATAACCTCGGGGCAGACAACAACGGCGGCGTATTCCTTGCCGATGCGAAGTATGACGATATTAAGCAGATAACGAGCGAACCCTTCACAGTAAATGCGGCGCAGATGAGGGAAATTGAGGAAAGCGTATTCACTTACTTCGGCACAAATAAGAATATCTTACAGAATAAGTTTACCCCGGATGAATGGAGTGCTTACTACGAAGGCAAAATTGAACCCTTTGCGATTCAAGCCTCGTTAACTCATACAAGTATGAAATTCACGGACAAGGAACTTGCATACGGCAATAAAATCATATTTACGGCAAATCGGCTTCAGTATGAATCAACTACAACGAAGCTGAACGCAATTACAAGCCTTTTTGACAGAGGTATGCTCACGCAGAATCAAGCAGCAGACATAATGCAATTACCGCACGTTGAGGGCGGAGATAAATACTATATCCGCAAAGAGTATATGGATATGGCAGAACCCGTTGACGCAACGGAAGAACAGACCGAGGAGGTTACAGAATGAACATAGACGAGAAAATCAACAACGGAAGAGAGTATCGTAACTTCCAAGTACCCTTTGAAATCAGGGCGAAGGAAGATGACGGAATGATTGTTGAGGGATATGCGACTACCTTCAACGAGAAATACCTCTTATGGGAAGAGGACGGATATGAAGTATGGGAGCAGGTTGACTCAAGGGCATTTGATAACACGGATATGAGCGATGTTATTATGCAATACAACCACGAAGGCAGAGTATTCGCTCGTCTTTCAAACGGAACTCTTGAACTTGATGCCGATGAACACGGACTCAAGGTAAGAGCAGACCTCGGCGGAACAGAAATCGGCAGACAGTTATACGAAGAGATTAAGGGCGGATATACCAACAAGATGTCCTTCGGCTTTACTGTTAAGACCGATGATGTTGAGAACAAAAAAGAGGACGCAAAAACAGTTATCACAAGAACGATAACAGACATAGCAAAATTATATGATGTTTCGGCGGTTTCAATTCCTGCCAACGATGGCACAACAATTTCGGCTCGGAGCTTTAGTGACGGAGTGATTGCAGAAGCAGAAGCGGAGAGAATGAGAGCGGAAGAGGAAGCGAGACTTCTTGAACATAAAAGAAAGGCTTTAGAATTAAGGCTGAAATTAATGGAGGTTTAACTTAATGGAGATTAAGGAAATGAATCTTGAACAGTTAAGCGAGCAGAAAGAAGAAATCCGCTCAATGCTTAACAACGAGGATGCTGACCTTGATGCACTTACCGCTCGTCTTGACGAGATTGAGGCAAGGGAAAGCGAAATCAAAGAATCCGCAGAAAAAAGAAATAGCCTTCTTGATAAAGTAGGCAAGGAAGGACAGGTAGTAGAAACTATGACAGAAGTAAACGAAATCCGCAATGGTGCAAATTCAGTTGAGTACAGAGATGCATATCTCAAGGAACTTGCAAAGGCTATGGAAGGCAGAGACATCTTTGGCGAAATGACCAAAGAAGAAAGAGAAGCTTTCACATTCACAACCGCTAACACAGGTGCAGTTATGCCGACTATCATTCTTGACAGAGTTGAAGAGCTCGTAAGCTCAATGGCTCCGATGTATGATGACGCAACCAAGACCGCTCTTGCACAGGGCTTCCGTCTTGCAAGACACACCGCAATCACACAGGGCGATGCTGCCACAACTCTTGAAGGCATTGCTAACGATGACGAGATTGACACCTTTGATTATCTTGATATGCCCGGCGTTGAAATCAAGAAACACGCTGACGTAACAAGAAAGATGAGATTCCAGAGCATCGGTGCTTTTGAGGATTGGCTTGTAAGTCATATCGCTCTTCGCATCCTTGTTGCAAAGGACAAGGTAATCATCGCTCGTCTTGACAATACTTCAACAGGTATTGCGTCTGCTAACAAGATTACAGGCGAATATAGTGACGAGACCGTAAGAGGTGCGTTCGCTCTTATCAAGTCCAATGGTGCAAAGGTTGTTTATGCAAACAATAAGACCATTTACAACGGACTTGCAGGAATTAACGATGGCAGCGGTGCAAAGGCTTTCATTCCTTCGGCAATGGTTGACCCGATTACACAGGGTAGCCTTTACGGTGCAACTGTAAAGCTTGATGACAACATTCCTGACGATGTTGCTTACATCGGTGTTCCTGCTGACATCATTGCAAATAACTTTGACGATTATGCTTTTATGGCTGACGAGCATTCAAAGACTTGGGTTACCACTTACAGCGGTTATTCTCTCTTTGACGCAGGACTTGAGAATCCTCTTGCATTCGTTAAGGTTACATTCGGCGGAGTTTCCGCATAATCATTTTTAACAAAATGCCGCTCGTT